CTCCTGCCGGTGGTGATAAGACCCCAACTCTTACCACCACCGGCAGGAGCAACTACAACACCTAACTCACCACCAGCAAGACCACCTGACATAATATCGTTGATAACGTCCCAGTTTGTTGCAACACAATTACGAGCACCTTCTGAATATCGTTCTTCGATTTGGTCTTTGTATTCGTGACCAACATCCTTATCAGCACCTAATTTCATCGCAGAATCAATTTTTTTCTTTATCTGCTCAAACTTACCATTCTTCAGCAAATCAACCGATTCCAAAATCGCACACTTCATACGCTGATTTTTCGAGAACTCTATCACTTCACTCTTGACATATTCCAAGTCAGGTGAATTTTGAAGTTTATACGCCTCTTTGAGATTGTCTACAATTCCAGTACGGAGTAGTTTATCTTCAATCGGAACGAGAAGAGATTTGAAAACTTCTTGGGTTGGTTGAGATTTGAACTTACGATGGTAATCTAAAATACGTTCTACTATCCAGTTATTGGATTGGGATTCAAAGTATCCAGGTTCTAATAAATCACTGACTTGTCCCAAGAACGCCTTATCACTAATAAGACAGGAAATAACTTTTGTTTGAAATGTATGCCCGTATTCCGAAAGTGTATCTTGCATTTGTTATCGTTCGTATATGTTGATTTAGTTATGACTACAATATACGAAAGTAGATTGAATCTTCCAAATCAAAGTTCGTATTCCCACTTGAAAAAGTTCCCCTTGATTCCGTTTGTGTATTTCTTACCGGAAAGATGTGATGAAAAATTACTACACTCTATATGCAATAACTCACACCACTCTTTGCTGGTTTTCCGTTGTCCTTTATATTGACCACTAACACAGACAACATACCCTTTCAAATAGGGCGTCTTATTTGATGCAGCCAGTCCGTCTTTTATTTTCTGTCTGGTTTCTTCCGAATGTCTTTTCCCATAGAAGGGATTTTTTTCACCACGTCTACATTCACTCAATTTTTTTCTAGTTTCATCGGATGGATGTTTTCCATAATTGGGATTATTTTCACCAAGATTCAGTTCTCTCAATTTTTGGATAGTTTTTTCGCTAAGTTTTTTACCAGTCATATACTTTTTCAATTTCATCCTATGTTCTTCTGAAATTTTCTTTCCGAATCTAGGACTTCTATCTCCTGGAGCGGAGCCATAACTATGATTATGTAAATTGTAAAACATAGGATTGTTCGCAACATCGTAATAATCCAACCAGTATTTCTCACGAATCAGTAAGTGTTCTTTCGAATCACACACTTCTATGATTTCTTTTTTGAAATTATCTCGACCATATTTTTTGATTGCTTTTTTCAGAATTGAACCAGACCCAATATAATTTGGGTTATTGTGTCCGTCTTTACCTATGTATTGTTTACCATTCACCAAATTGGTGGTCTTATAAATGACCATAACGTTCTCCTATTCATTTGATATGTAGTTTGTTTCTCTACTAATAAATATCAAATTGAAAAAGAAAAGCCGTGGATTCGGAGCGATTGTGTAGGAGCTGAGAAACAAACTACGAATCAAATGAATTCCACGGCCTTATGTTTATAACTATCTATTCCATAGTTTTAGTTCTATACGAATCCAACGATTTGAAGTTTGTGGATAACCAATCATCCCAACCATTCATTACGGCACGGAGTTTATCTTGTAAACACAATGTATCAAGTTGAATCTTATTCATACTAGAAATTTCACCATCAACCATATTTCGTATGTTTGATTTCGTTGATGCGGGTATATCCACATCCAATAACTGCATCAACTCATAGTTTCGTTTCAATTGTGGAATAGATTGTTTCAATTCCAACATTGCCTTTGCCTTACCATCATATGATTCACAGATTTGTATAAATTCATCCAATCCAATCTTCTTTCGTTCACCAAGTTCAGGAAAATGTTTCAGAATTGTCTTTTCACCCATACCCTTTATTCCCGGAATAGAATCAGAGTTATCACCAAGTAATGCCTTGAAGATTGTAAAGTTTTCAGACCACACGGAATATTGTTCCAACAGATTCTCTTGATTGAACATTTTTTTCTGTGTAGGAACATAAACATTTACATTCTCTGAAACCAATTGGAGAAAATCTCGGTCATTGGATAGGATGTAAATCTTTTCCTTGAAGTAGGATGCCAAATAAGCGATAACATCATCAGCTTCAATATGGTCAACCACGATTGTTGTGAGTGGAAGATTTTGGAGATATTCGTAAAGACGAACCATTTGGAATTTCATTGATGCCTGTTCGTCAGCTAAATCTTCAAATCCAACTGCACGATTGAGACGGGACTTAATTGCTCGACGTTCTTTGTAGTTATCAAAGATTTTACGTCTACGATGTGAACCACCCTTACCATCAAAGACAACTACAACTCTCGTAGGTTTTACCATACGAATTGTGGCACCAAGTGATTTCATGAATCCTGAAAGTCCACCTACGTGTTGTCCATCTTCATTGAGTGTTGGAATTGCGGAGAATACACGGATGAACAAATTTGTTCCATCTACTACGAGAACCCTACTATCTCGGTGGAGATTATCTGCGTTTTTATGTTCTTCTTCTACTTCTTTGAGTAGGTCTTTGTATTTCCGAATCATCATAATGTATTCCGTGTGAATTTGAATGGACTACAATATATGAAATTTTCGGGAGATTTCCAAATGAAAAAGGGAACCGAAGTTCCCTTTTGTTATTTCATCTTTTTCAAATTATTTATTCGCTTTATTGATAAGTTCCATAGATTTTTTATGAAGTTCTGTTGCCATGTCTAAAACAACTTTCGCCCATTTTGCACGTGCATTCGGTACATTTTTGAGAACATCTTTTAGTTTCTTTTCATTTTGAGGAATAGAACCGAATCCAGTAGCTGGTTTATACTTCTTTTTGTTCAAAGTGGACAAGAACTGTTCCATATTATTTCTGTTAAATCCATTATCTATTATAGATTGAATCATTTCCGCATCGTCTAGTGCACTTTGTTGTTCTGATTTGTAGCCTGCTTTATTTTTTGCAGTTGACATTTTACGAAGATTATTGAATATGTCATCAATCATTGATTCCAACTTTGGTTTCAATCCTTTCATAAAGACATCATTCATATATCCGTAAATATTCTCATCACTACCAGCAAGTGCGTCAGCAGTTGATTTTGATTTTACTTGGTCTGGAGTTAGTTTTGCCTTTCGTGCAAATCCATTAATAACACTCAATGGTATTCTTATTCGGAAGTATTTACCAGTACCAATACCCGATAGTGCGTTTTTAAGATTTGATGCGTATGATGTAGTTTTAGCACCAGTAGACTCAGAATAATCTATTCTGTAATAAAGGTCAGAACCTCCTTTGAATATGGAACGAACTTCAGTCGGTGATATTACATTTATGAATATAACACCAGATTTTAAATCACTTGCCTTTGGTTTTGCAGTCATAGTTTCTATCTCTGAGTCATGTTTAAAAGCAAGGGTTCTCAGCAGATATTTTGAAAATTCATCTGGTATTCCGGCTTTTTTGAAACTTCCTAAATCTTCGTTCAAAGATTTCTTGATTTCTTTGAGTAAGAGAGATGCCTCTTTTAATAGTTCTTTTCTACTTGACAATTTCATTTTGGACTCCATTATTTGGTGTAATTCATAAGTTGCATTAGTGCGTATTTTTCTATCTCGTTGAAAGTAGTTAGTTGACCCGATTCAATCTTTGCACGAGTATCTTTTTCAACTTGGTCGAGTATATCTGAAGTAGACGACTTAGTATCAGCTGATGTATTTTGTTTTTCCAGTTCTTTACGCATTTTTTTGAGCATAGTGTCCATGAGTCCGATCAATGTTTCTTTATTGAATTTGGTAGATTCAATTTTATTGACTAAATTCTTCGCCACTTTATTGAATAACGACGAAATTAAACCTTCGTCCAAAGGTTTTTTGTTTGACTCGGTTATCAATCCCGCCAATTTTTTCAAACGAATTTTATCCATCTCTAACTCCAAAAAAAAAAATACTTTGGTTATATGATATAAATATGGGGCAAAGAACAAAATAACAAATTTTCGGGAGATTTCCAAATGAAAAAGGGAACCGAAGTTCCCTTTTGTTATTTCATCTTTTTCAAATCGGATTCAAATTTTTGTTTTCAAATCTTTTTCAACTGCGCGCATAATATTTGTGATTTCTGGTATTTCTGTTTCCATCTTTTTGAGTATTTTATTTTGTTGGATTACCTTTGATATTATCATTTCCAACTCATAAAAAGAATCTCGTGCTCTGTCTGCATACTTTTTCCCATCAATCAACGATGCACCTTGTTGTATTTCAAGATAACGGAAGAAAGCTTCAACACTATTATCATATTTTTTTTGTTGGTCTTTATCTACAACAAGACGAATGGCATCTTTCATCCATTGAGTTACTTTTTCCACTTTACTTTGTGGGACAGCGGCTTCATTCAAGGATTTCTTGATTGATTTGAGTGTTAGTTCTGATTCTTTCAGAAGTTCTTTTCTACTTGATAATTTCATTTAGGTCTCCAAAAAAAAAAATACTTTGGTTATATGATATAAATATGGGGTGAAGAAGAAAATCATTACACCACATCGTGTTCCCATTTTAGAAAGTTTCCTTTGATTCCGTTTTTGTATTTCTTACCTGAAAGATGTGATGATATATTGTAAATGTTTAGTGATAAAACTTCGGACCACTCTATTCTAGTTTTTCGCTGACCTACATATTTACCGGACAAACAAACAATATATCCTTTTGAATTTGCATCTCGTATCTTCTGTTTTATTTCTTCCGAATGTGTTTTCCCATAAAAACCATTTTTATTACCCAACCGCAATTCACTCAATTTTTTTCGTGTTTCTTGTGTTTGACTCCTACGGCGACCAGCTTCACTGAGCTTTCTTCTAGTTTCATCGGATGGAACTTTACCACGATTACCCTCACTTATTTTTCTACGAGTTTCTTCTGATGGTGATTTGCCAAAACAATGATGGTGTTTTCCAGTTTTACCAAACATAGGATGGTTTTCTCCAGAACAATTACCATAGCTATGATTGTGTCTATTATAGAACATCAAGTTATTAGCGGCGTCATGATAGTTCAACCAGTATTCTTCCCGTTCTATCAGTTTCTCTTTAGATTCACATACTTCTATTATTTCTTTCTTGAAGTTTTCTTTTCCATACTTTTGTATGGCTCTTTTCAAGAAAGTTCCAGAACCAAGATAACTTGGTTTGTTTTTAGTATCTTTGCCAATGTATTGTTTACCATTGACCAAATTAGTGGTTTTGTAGATAACCATAACGTTCTCCATTTATTTGATTTTGTTTGTTCTCTATCAATAAATATCAAACAAAAAGAAAAGCCGTGAGTTTGGAGAAGATGTTGTAGGAGCTGAGAACAAACTACTAATCAAATAAACCCACGGCATTTTCAAAACGAAACCAATTTAGTCATCCAACAAAGGTTCATCAGAGATAATGACGTCATCTAAACGAACTTCATCGGTTTTTTGGTAAACCATTATAACCTTTTCGGCAATGTCATCATAAACTATTTCCGCGCGGTTTGGGTCGGAGATAATCTTCTCCACAAAATCCTTGCCCTGAAACTTTATGATTTCACCGGTACGTTTATCGGTATATTCATACCAAGCACCACTCTGGCGAACTAACCCATACGTTTTCATTGTTTCCAACCACGATGAGTAATCATCTATTCCACTGTCAAAATACACGGAATACTCGGCAGTTCGTGAAGGAGGTCCGCAACGATTTTTTACGAGCTTTGCCTTTACCTTAGCACCGACCACTTCTTCTACACCATTTATCTTTGCCTTGATAGCGCCAACCGATGATAGACGGATTCGTACAGAGGCGTGGAATGGAATTCCCTTACCACCGGGAGTTGTCCACGGGTCAGAGAAAGCCGGTGCATTCAACTTTTGACGAAGTTGGTTTGTAAAGATAAGGCAGATACGTTCACGACCAATCAAGTTCGTAATCTTTCTCATCGCCTTTGAGATGATGAGTGCCTTTGCAGTTGCATAACCATCCTTATCAAAGTCAGCCGCCATCTCTGTCTTTGTTGAAGCTCCTGCAATAGAGTCAACAACGATAGTCACAAGTCGGTTCTTATCTGATGAACGAACCTTCTCAATGATTGTCTCTACCGTTTCAAAGATGTCTTCCACCGTTTCAAGTGGGATGTATAACATCTCTTTTAGATTGAGACCGATGGCTGAAAGAAACTCTGTTGAAAGGGCATTTTCTGTGTCAATGTAGACAGCAAGACCACCCTTCTTTTGAGTGTTGAGTAGGGTGTGAGCGGCAAGTA